TTATGTTTGGGCAGTAGACCTAAACAAACATGACGGCGCACCAGATGAAGATTATAACTTCACATCAACCGCATCAGGAACAGACTTTGAACCGACTACACCAACTATTCATACGTTTAAGTTGGGTGGTGGTTCTAATGGTCCATCAATTGATACTGGTGATGTTGCGAAAGGATTCGACGAGTTCGAAAGTAAAGAAAACACTCAGGTGGATTTCTTAATCGCTCGTGGTATGACTGCTACCGCTGATCAAACTACAGTTGTTAATGATCTTGTAGGTACAGCCGCATCTTTACGTAAAGACTGTGTTGTGGTTACTTCACCCGCTAGAGACGATGTTGTTGGTCTAACTGCTGCTGCAGCAGTAACCGCAACGACTGGTGGTGTTGCAGATTTCACGGCATCATCTTACCTGATTGTAGATAACAACTACTTTAAGGTATATGACAAGTATAATGACCAATATGTGTTTATCCCAGCTGCTGCTGGTACTGCTGGTTTGATGGCATCAACTGATGCTGTCGCTGCACCTTGGTTCTCACCTGCTGGTCAAAGAAGGGGTCAATATTTCGGAGTTACTTCCTTAGCTTATTCAGCTAGTAAGGCACAAAGAGATACATTGTACAAACTTGGAATTAATCCGATTGTAAACTTGCCTGGACAAGGTATTGTTCTCTTTGGTGATAAGACCAAAGAATCTCGTCCATCAGCTTTCGATCGTATTAATGTCCGCCGATTGTTCCTCGCAATTGAAAGATCAATCGAACGAGCTGCAAGAAACGTAATGTTTGAATTCAATGACGAATTCACTCGTGCAGAATTTGTTAATATCGTTGAACCGTTCCTGAGAGAAATTCAGGGTCGAAGAGGTATTACAGATTTCCGAGTGGTTTGTGATGAAACAAACAATACGGCTGCAGTAATTGACCGTAACGAGTTTGTTTGCTCAGTGTTTGTCAAACCCGCTCGTTCTATTAACTACATCACTCTCAACTTTGTTGCTGTACGTACCGGAGTTGATTTCAGTGAAGTGGTTGGTACGGTTTAAGCACAACCATAAGGAGAATTTAAATGGCAATTTTAGGAGTCGATGACTTTAAGTCAAAGCTGAGAGGTGGTGGTGCTAGGCCGAATCTGTTCCAAGCAACCGTCAACTTTCCAGCTTATGCAGGAGGTGATGTTGAATTAACATCTTTCTTGTGTGAAGCTGCTCAGTTACCCGCCTCAACTATGGGATTGGTAACAGTTCCGTTCCGTGGACGCCAGTTGAAAATAGCTGGCGACAGGACGTTTGAACCTTGGACAGTAACAATCATTAATGATACTGATTTTACAATTCGAGATTCAATGGAACGTTGGATGAATGGAATGAACGCTCATTCGGCAAACACGGGTTTGGTTAATCCAGTAGATTATCAGGCTGACCTCTTCGTAGATCAGTTGGATAAAGATGGAGGAACACTCAAGCGTTACAACTTCCGTGGTTGTTTTCCGACAAACGTTCAAGCAATTGACCTTTCATACACCACAGAAAACGAGATAGAAAGATTTACGGTAGAATTCCAAGTCCAGTACTGGGAATCAAATACAACATCTTAAATCTCTACTAAATAATCGGGACTCCTTCGGGAGTCCCTTTATTTTACTTTTTGGACACAGATATGGCAGACGACAGCATCTTTAAATTATTTGGTTTTGAATTACGCAGAACACAGACACAGAAGAAAGAAAAACTTCCTTCTATTGTTCCGCCGACTGATGACGATGGTGCTGGGTATGTCACCACAGCTGCTGGTCATTATGGTCAGTATATCAATATGGATGGTGATAATTCTAAAGATAATCACCAACTTGTCTTACGTTATCGTGGAGTTGCGACACATCCAGAAGTGGATATGGCGATTGAAGAAATTGTCAACGAATCTATTACTGCTTCTGAACTAACATCTAACCTTGAACTATCGTTAGAAGATGTAGAAGCACCCGATAAAATTAAAGAACAAATTCAAGAAGAATTTAAAAATATTGTGTCAATGTTAAAGTTCAATGACAATGGACACGATATTTTCCGTTCATGGTATGTTGATGGTAGAATCTATCATCACTTACTTGTGAACGAATCGAATCTTAAAGCTGGTATTCAGGAAATTAGACACATTGATGCTGCAAAGATTCGCAAAGTTAAAAATGTAAAGTATAAAAAAGACCCTGCAACGGGCGCAAAGATTGTTGAATCAGTAGACGAGTTTTATATTTACGAAGAGAAGCCTGGACAACAATCATCAGCAGTTAAACTTTCTACTGATTCTATCAGTTATGTTACATCAGGTCTATTAGATGAGACAAAGAAGAAAGTTGTTTCACACCTACACAAAGCATTAAAACCAATCAATCAGTTAAGAATGATGGAAGACTCTTTGGTCATCTATCGTCTTGCACGTGCACCAGAAAGACGTATCTTTTATATTGACGTGGGTAACTTGCCCCGTGGTAAGTCTGAACAGTATATGAAAGATATCATGGCTAAGTATCGTAACAAGTTAGTCTATGATGCAAATACTGGTGAGCTCAAAGATGACCGCAAGCATATGTCAATGCTTGAAGATTTTTGGTTACCCCGTCGAGAAGGTGGTCGTGGTACAGAGATTTCTACTCTGCCTGGCGGCGACAACCTTGGTCAGATTGATGATATCATTTATTTCCAAAAGAGATTATATCGTGCATTAAATGTTCCGGTTAATCGTTTGGAACAAGAAGCTCAGTTCTCTCTTGGTCGTTCTACTGAAATTTCACGAGACGAAGTGAAACTACAGAAGTTTGTTGACCGTCTTCGTAGAAAGTTTTCTCAAGTATTCTTGGGTATTCTTCGCAAACAACTTCTGTTAAAAGGTATTATCACTGAACAGGATTGGGAAGAATGGCGAAACGGAATCATCGTTGATTACGTTAAAGATAATCACTTCACTGAACTCAAAGAAACAGAAATTATGCGTGAACGGTTTGGTCTTCTGAATGAAGTAGACCAGTTCGTTGGCAACTATGTAAGTAAAGAGTGGATATGGAAAAATGTTTTGAGAATGTCTGAAGAAGATATTGAGGACATGCAGGAACAAATTGATAGTGAGGGTGAAGATGGTGATGTTGAACTGCCTGGAATGGGTGGTGACGAAGAGAAACCAAAACCAGCACCCCAACCAGAACCTAGTTCTGATGAGGAACCTTCTCAAGAACCGGATGAGAAAAAAGAAAAATATATACCTTCACAAGAAGATGAATTACTTGAAGAAATGACACGGTATATGGCACGAATCAATGAAGAAGATTGATACGATTTCTACTGCGTTTTCAGTTGTACACACGCAGAAAGAAATAAAAAAACTTGAGAACAGATTATTTGATGTTCTCGAAGAAGTTCAGACTATACAAGGGCCCGCTGGTTTACAGGGACCTCAAGGTGTGCCTGGTCTTAAGGGTCCAAAAGGCGATAAAGGTGTTAAGGGTGACCGTGGCGAGAAAGGTGAAAAAGGTGATAAAGGTGTCAAAGGAGACAGAGGCGAAACCGGAGAGACCGGACTTCAGGGCCCAAAGGGCGATACAGGCGCTCAAGGATTACAAGGCGAGAGAGGTTTCCAAGGAGAAAAAGGCGACACTGGTTTACAAGGATTAACTGGCCCCCAAGGAGAACGTGGTGAGAAGGGTGATACAGGCAATACTGGAGCTCGTGGTGAGAAGGGAGAACCCGGTCCAATCGGTCCCACCGGCCCTGTTGGACCAGTCGGACCTGTTGGCGCTCAAGGAATTGCAGGCCCAAAAGGCGAACGAGGAGAACGAGGCGAAAGAGGATTAACTGGACCTCAAGGTATTCAAGGTATTCAAGGGGAGAAAGGTGAGCCGGGAACACCCGCACCTGATTATAGAAACGAGTTTGAAGAAGCGTTAAAGAATTTTAATCAACGATTGACAGAAAATGCATCAAGGGTTGATAATAACATTCAGAAACAGATTGATAGAATCAATCAATCTCTAAGCACTATCGGTGGTGGTGGTTCTTACAAATTGGTTGATAATGCAGACGTTGATAAGGCTGCA